ATCTGAATCAATACCTGGTTCACCACTACTAATAAATTCAAAATTATCAGAAGTTACAGTAGAATCAAATTTATATTTAAACTCTGGATCTTTATAGAAATTAAGAGTAAAAGCCGAATATAAAGTAGCCCCATTTAAAGATGCTAATGAAGTATCTGATAAATCAAATGTAATAGTTCTATTTCTATAAGTACTAATCTCTGGATTAATTTGAGATAACGTACCAGCATATGCACTAGTAATATTAATATATTTTGGAATTTGTAAATTCAGATCATGTCTTGTTTTACAGAGTCTAATCTTATCTTTGGTATATGGAAGAATGTAATACATCTCCTCATCTACCAATCCACCAGATAGAATAGATGCAGTATAAATTACTTTACTTCCATACTTCAATCCATGATTTAAGATATAGATCGTATCATCAGTGGTATTAATATCACTAGCAGTAAATGTCAGTGGATTAAATATTGCTCTCCTATTGACATCATTATACTTTACAACTACCGTTTGTTCATTGTTTGGCAACGATGTAAATTCAATTTCATCCCCTTCTAATAATCCATGAGTAGAAGCAGTAGATACAGTAACAATATTTTTAGCAATTTCACCAGTTATTGATGTTCTTTTCGTTTTAAAGCTATGATAACTACCAGAACCTATAGCATCAAAAAATAAAATAGTTTGAGTAGTTGTTGTTCCGACACCAACAAAAGATCCTGTAGTCCCCAATCCAACTCTAACTGTAGCAACTCCAATAAAATCTATTCCCCTATTAGCAACATATAAATCTTGGGTTTGTGGCAATGAAAATGTTCCTATTCCATTATAAGCAACAATTTCACTTCCACCATGAGATGAATAAGTAATTTTCTCCCCAGTTTTTAAACCATGATTAGGAAGATAAATTGTTTGATAGGGAATAAAAATCTGAGACACCCCTATACCAGAAAGAGCAAACGTTATAGTTGATCCAACTCCAAGAATTGCTGATGTTCCAAGACCTACGGATTCGCTTGGTTCAAAATAAATTTCTCTATTCAAAGAGAAACTATAGTTAGTTCTAAATCCAGTATTGATTCTAAATTTCCGTGGATCTTCAAAGAGTATTGAAGATGCGCTATACGCAGTACTTACAGTTGAATCATATTCCCTCAAAACTCTAATTCTACCCACATCAGGTTCTACATTAAGAACTTTAACTTTTTCTTGAGTCCCAATACCAGCTGTCACACCAATACCAAGAATATCATTTTCCCTAATGTATGGGAACTTTAATAGTCCAGCAGTATAGAAGTAAGTTGTTAAACCAGTAAATCCTACTGTTTGAATTCCAAGAGTTGTAATAAAATTATCTGTTCTTACACCAAGTGTATAAAAACCTTTGATATCAGCAGAATAACTACTCAGTCCAGAAACACTGATTATATCTAGATTTTTTAACCCATGTGGAGATGTTGTATATCCTATAACTCCACCAATCGAATCGAGTGGAGAGAACTCTACTAATGAAAAAGAAGTTGTAGCAGTACTTACTGTATTAACATTTTTACCATAAACTTGCCCAACTTTAGCAGCTGCATTTCCTCCACCAGATCCATCATTATCAAATTTAATTCTATCATTTACATTGTAATTAGATCCACCCGTTACAATACCAATAGATTGGATATTTCCAAATGATGCATAATCTACATTTACTACTTGATCTCTAATTTTATCCGGATTAAACACATAATCATATGAACTATTACTACCTTTTAGTTTATAACTTAAAGTATTCCTAAACCACCCGGAGTCATTTAAATTATAATCATCTTGATTTGATTCGGAAGTTGTATTAAATTTATTTAATTGAGAATAATAAGATGGTCCGATGATATAAGGATAAGCAGGTCTTCTATATCCTTTAAATGGACCACCTCCATCATTATTTCCTGGATTAATAGTAGCAAAATATGCATAAATTCCATTTGGATACTCTGGAGTTATACCAAATCTTCCATTATGTTCATCAAGATCACCAGTACCTTTAAATTCATAATCTTCATTAAAAAATCCTTGAGGAAAATATGTAAGATCAGGACGACCTGGTTTTGCAACAGATTTATATCCAGATTCCATTATCTTAGCACTACCACCTTCTGGAGTGGAGTATCCAGTTGGTCCATAAATTGGATTTCCATCATAGGCCCACCCAATTATTGGTGAATGGTATTCTGAAATAGCTTCTTCATTATGTTCTAACCTTAAATCCTCAACTCCATATTGTATTAACTCATCAAGTTCTAATTCCTTTCCACCTTGAATTTTTACATACACTGACTGTCTAAGTTTTCTTGGTGCATATAAATGGCTATATTGTAACCCCTCACCATCTTTCTTAGGTAATGTTACAATTCCATCATCATCTTCTATAATGTTAAAATATTTGTGGAACAGATTTACTGTCCATTGCTGTATATTTGCTTTTAAAAGTGCAGCTTTTCCGGCAGGTGTAATAGTAATAGTTGTGGGATCTCCTGCTACACTATATCCAACACCCCCACTCAATACTCTTATTTCTTTAAGTTCACCATTTTCAACAATAGAAGCAAGTTTTGCATGTTTTCCAGTTCCATTAATTGTAAGATCTGGTGGGCTATTATAACCAGATCCGGGCCTTGTAATCAAAACTTCTTGAATTTGTCCTTCATTAACAATAACAATTGATTCTGCTCCCGATCCACTATTAAATTCAAAAAGTGGTTGTCTATCATAATTAATAATGTCCTGAGATCCATATGATGTTCCCCCTCCAACTAAATGAAAAGAATCAATATATCCCCTAAAAATTGGTTGCAATTGTGCAGAAAAATCTTGTCCCGTTAAAGTTGATACTCCAATATTTCCAGTAATCGTAACTGAAATTGGCGGATAATTAAAAGAATGTATTTCGCTACCAATAGATCTTAAATCAATATACTGTTCGCTATCGAGATACCTTGATTGTGAAGTAGAACCAAGTCCAACAGGAGCAAGTTTAAATGAATCTTGATTTATCTTTTTAACAAGATATTGTGAAGTTGTATTAAGACCACTAATTATAAGACCAGTTGTGGAATATTCAAGTTTTTCTCCAGTTTCATATCCATGTGAAGGTATATTAATTATATCAAGAGCAATATTAATCCCTGCTTTAGTGCAAGTTCTTTTCTTATTTTGATAATTACTACCACTATTATTAACAATAATATCAGTAACTACATCTTTCTTCTCTGATGCTTTAAATCTTTGTATACCTTCACCATAATTAGTAATAAAAATTGTGTTTATTCCAGATATAGCATCACTTTCTTTAGTGTGAAGATTGATATTATTACCATCTAAAACAGAAACATAATAAAATGCGTCCGTAGTAAGTCCAGTTAATCCCTTTTGCCTATCTGTTACGTATACAACTTTTTCATAATCCCTAAACTTATGATAGGTAGAGAACCCAATTGTACTAGTACTACCAATGCCTATAACTCCAATACTTATATCAGCATTTTCAGATACATGTTCTGAATTAAAATCCGCATAATGATCTACCGTACTCATATTTACTTGTACGGAAGCATCTTTACCATTTCCGCCAGTAATGGTAACAAATGGATTATCCAAATAATCGAATCCAGGATCAAGAATTTCAATCCTTTCTAAAGAACCCTTTACTGCACATATACCAGTTGCACCAGTTCCTACTGAATCTACAACATTAAGGATTGGTGGATTTGTTATATCATAATTAGATCCTTCCCCCGTTACATCAATACTTTTAATTCCTCCATAAAATACAGTATCAGATGATTTATAATTTAAAATCTCTACACCATTTACCAAAATTCCAGTAAAACCAGGATCTGTCACATAATTACCACTTTTATTAATTGGATCTTTTATTTCTCTAATAATATTTTGCGCTTCTAAATTTTTATTAGCAAATTTATAACTTTCAATAACATTATCAGTTACTATTCCTGATACTGAGACATAATCTCCCGTTGAAATCTCTGATAAACTCTTTGCAACATTTATACTATTCGCATCTATTCTTCTAACATAATAAGCTCCTTCTTCCATTTCAGGAAATTTATTATATTGCGGTACAATAAATTCAGAACTGTATACAATATAAGTTACGGATGGTTTATAATAAATTTGATCCCCAGTATAAAACCCATGATCCTGATCCCCAGAAGTTATTTTTAGAACTTCGCCACTAAAACTACCATTAATTACACATCTTTTATTATAAGGATCAAGAACTTGATTATGATAATATGGAAGAGATGGGGATGCAATTAAAAGTTCATCATTATAATTTGTATATGTATTTTGTACATTAGCATTCCTTTTCAACAAATAAGGATATTTTTTTGAATTTACCTTTAAAATTCTTCTCTTAACTGTATAAGTAATTTCGGGAATTAATTGACCTTGACCCCTAATGGAAAAACTATACCTACTTAATACATCAGTAACTATAGAATCCTTCTCAACTAATCCAGTATCAATAACAGTTAATGGATCACCAACTCTAAAATTATGAATATCAAAAGTTGTTACATCATACGTATAATTTGAAATATCTTGAAGAATAAATGATTCCAGCTTATAAGTATTAGCAACATTATCAATCCAATTATCTCTTCTATTCGTAAATGAAGATATTCCTAATGTTTTGATTTTTGCGGTATCATTTTTAGAAAATAGATATGTTTTATCTGGTATTACAACATCATCAAGAACTGATCCAATTCTAACTGTAATTGGATTAGAAGTATCGATACCAGAATAACCATAAGCATCGACATTTAATCTAATTTCTGATGCTGTACCAATTCCACTTTCTACACCATCAATTACTCCAAAGAATTGTGTTACTGACTTTGATGTATAAGTTACTATTCCAGTAGTCCCAGCAGAATAATTTAGAAATAATTCTCCAGTAGTGGGAAATCCAACAGTAGAATCCACATCAAGAGTAGTGGCTCCTGTACCAACTGTAGTTACTAATAATGTTTTTGGATGAACAGAAAAATCTCCATAAATCGTTCCATCTAAAATAAGATCTTTATTATAATCTGCATCAAAACTTAGTTTAAAATATTCCTTTCCACCTATCCAAATTCTTTCTACATCAGTAATAGATGCATAAGAATTTGTAATTTCATAATCCGGATAGGCATTTTGATATAACGTATTATTTAAAAGATCTAATGGATCTCCTGAAATTGGTTCAACAACCAAATCTTTAGTTCTTCTCCATCCAGCATCTGAGGGTCTAAAAAGATAATCCCTTGGCTTAATAACATCAACTTCTTGAGCATATAAAGCTTTAAAAAGAATCTTAAATGATTCATCAGTTCCCTTTGAATTATAGAAATCTTTTGATTGTTTAATAAAAAGATTTTGATTTAATTCGGGAGTTAATGAGTATTCTCTACCAGCAAGTCCTGGTATAAATTGTTCTTTAATCTTTTCTAAAAATTTATTTAAGAATAATCCACTTAAATTATAAATAACGGCATTTTCTGAATGTTTCTCAATTTCAGAAGTAGAAAAAATAAGTTCTTCTGGTTTATTTGGTGTTGAATATGAAGTTACACCACTAAAACCTCTTACACATCCCAAAAATGATGTTTTTGTCTTACTTGTATATGTAATTATCTCATCATCAATCTTAATAAGACCATATCTATCCGGAAATCCATCAGTAAATGTAGGATACTTTACAGATATTGTTGTATCATTATAACCAATATCTCCTAATAATATAGTGGAATCAAATTTATCAAAAATCTTATCTAATTTAATATACTTATCAATATTCTGGATTATATCAGATCCTGAACCTTGATATTCTTGAGAAAGATAATATTGTTTTATAAAATCCACAAGAAGTGGATCTTCATCAATAATATAAGACGGAAATTGATTTTCAACGATAAATTGTATCTTAACCCTAGTATCTGACATATCTTATCTAATTAAAGTTCCGTTTGAATAGCTTGATGATACATGATAATTTGTTCCCGCAGTATTTGCTCCAGATGAAATTCCATCTTGAAGCATTAGAATAGTAAAGTTATTCATATCTAGTTGTAAAAATAAGTCCTGCGGTCCAATAACATCATTAGAATAAGGCATAGTTGATATTTCAATAAGAGGAACTCCCCTTTCAATAGTTGTTGAAATTATATTGATAGGATATAATTTGATTTCACCTTTTATATAATCAATTTCTCCAACATTTCTTTTTACAATTTCTGGTTGAGTCGGGGAAGATAATCTAAAGAGATTAATAGATCCAGATTTACCATCTGAATTTGGAAGATCAGAAAGATAAACAATACCACCAATTCCACTTACAGTAAATCCGGATGATTTAATATTATATCCACTCATACTACGAATATGGAATCTATTACCATAACAAATTTCATAATCAGCAAAAGTATTTACTGATGCTTTTAAATCTCTCCTAATAGTTATATTAGTAATATTAGAGGTAATTGCTTGATAACTATTATCAATTAAAGTTAAGAATTTACTATATTTAAATCTTGCTCCAAATCTATTTAATTCTGTCGAATCGGAATATGCCGTAATATTTGAAAGAATTGCATCTGATGCAACGTCTGGTGTTGGTACTAAATTAGTATTATAATAAACTTTTGAATCTGCTTCAACGTAAAGATACTTAAGATCAACTATTTCTGGAACAATACCAGCAACAGTATATTTCTTAAGTTCATTCTTAATATTATCTTTAGTTAAGTTTGAAAGATATCTATCATTATTAGGTTTAATGCTAATATAAACTTTTCCATATTGTGGTGGAACTAAATCTTCACCACCATAAACTGAAACTGATTCAGTTTCTGCATAAATGGAAGGAATTAGAGCTTCATAATCTGCTGCAGTTACTGCTCTATTCCTTGATGCGTATATTCTAGATGCATATTTTTTAATTGATTCTACACCTTCAATACTTGATCCGGAATGAGAGGTTTGACTTGTGGTAAGTAAAGAAATACCAGTAGTTACTATTCTATTACTTTGATCAACTAGTGTTCCAGCATAACTAAATTTAGAAAGATTATTAGCATCTTCACCATTTGAAATATTATAATCTATCATAATATAATTTGGAGCTTCAAGTTCTATTCCAAATATACCATCACCAAAAATTAATTCATACCTTTCATTTTCAATTTCTTGTATAAAATATATTGCCGATTCTGAATTAATATCAAATAAACTATCT